ATAAGAGACGAAGATTCTCCTATTCAGCCTGGAGAATTTAGAGATGTAGATGCCCCAGGTGGTTCATTGAGAGAGTCAATCCAACCCCTACCATTTAAAGAGCCAAGTGGGACGTTGTTAAATTTATTAGGAATTTTAGTTGAATCAGGTCAAAAATTTGCCTCTATTGCAGAAATAAACACTGGTCAAGGCAATCCTAATGCGCCAGTAGGTACCACTTTAGCTTTGCTAGAAAGATCTACTAAAGTTCTATCAGCCATACACAAAAGATTACACGCAGCACAAAAAAAAGAATTTAAATTGTTAGCTACTGTATTTAAAGAATATTTACCTAATGAATATCCATACATGACAGCTAACGGAAATATGCAAATCAAAATAAATGATTTTGATGATCGAGTAGACATAATTCCAGTTTCTAATCCTGATATTTTTAGCACTTCGCAAAGAATAGCTATGGCTCAAGAAATGATGCAGTTAGTACAATCCAACCCAGAAGTTCATGGACAGGGTGGAGTTTACGAAGCTTACCGTAGAATGTATGCAGCAATTGGGGTTGACAATATAGACGGTTTGCTAAACCCACCGCCGCCTTCCGAACCTATGCCGATAGAAGCTGGTTTAGAAAATAATACTTTAATTATGGCTCAAGCTGCTAAAGCTTTTCCACAACAAAATCATGACGCACATATAGCTATACATATGGCATTGTTGAATACTCCACCTGTGCAAAGTAATTTACAAGTGCAAGCTACTATACATGCTCATATTATGGAACATTTACAAATGAAAGCTGACATGATCGCCTTAGAACAAATGCCTCCACAAGTAAGAAATCAATTCGAACAAATAAGTCAACAAGCACAACAATTAGGTGGCCAAGAAGGTCTAAATCTAAACATGCAGGCAAAAGATTTATTAGCACAGTTTTCTGCGCCTATACTTAGTGAATTAATTGTTGAGTTTACTGAAAAAATTGGACCGCCTTCAGATGAAGATCCTTTGGTTACTATCAGAAAACAAGAGTTAGCTTTGAAAGGTCAAGAATTAGCTCAAGAACAACAACAGTTTGTTGCTGATCAAAATCGTAGAAAAAATGATGCTTTAGCTAAAAATAGGTTAGATCAAGACCGCATAAATACTCAAGAAGATATTGCTGAAATGAAAGACGAAACAACCCAACAAAGATTAAAACAACAAAAACAACTAAAAATGTTAGATTTGATGAGTAAAAAATAATGAATGAAAAAAAATATAATGTTACTCGATCAGGTTATCCATTTCCTATTATCACTAATGCAACTTTAGAGGTTGCCCAAGACAAAGTTAGAAGAGAAAGAGCTAATGGAGTCAAAGGCTTAAAAATAGTACCAGCAAAATAACTTGCAAATTTTTTAATTTTAGTCGATTATACCCACATGAATAAAAATAAATTCACTTATCAAGGAAAAGGTACAGTAAAAACTAAAGACGTACAAAGCGTTGCAGTCAACACTAAACCTACCCCTGGTATGGGCAAAGGAAAAGCGAGAGGAGTAGGTATCGCTGAGTTCGGTACTAAGTTTTCTGGCGTTAATTAATGTCAGCTATTAATTTAAGAGACAAATATATAAAAGCTCTTGAAGATAGAAGACAAGACGTGGTTGATCAAATGCTAGCTGGAGTTAAAAGCATAGATCAATACGAATTTTTGCGTGGTCGTTACAGTTCTCTGGCTGACGCAGAAAATATATTTAGAGAGCTGCTAGGAAAATATATTGATGAAGACGAAGAATCAAGTAGTGGTTCCTGACCACATAGCCAAAGAAATAGAAGAGCAAAATAAAGAAACTGGCGAGGCTTTAGATGAAACTTATGTGCCAGAAGAAAAAAGAGTTTTAGATCCTACACTTTTAGATCAGAGTTTAATTGATCGTATGCCACAACCACAAGGTTATAGAATATTGGTTTTGCCTTATGCAGGTACTGGAGTATCTTCTGGTGGTATTCATTTAGTAAAAAGTCATATTGAAAGAGAAACTTTAGCGTCCGTTTGCGCCTATGTGGTAAAAATGGGAGATGGATGTTACAACGACTCTAAAAAGTTTGGCGACACCCCTTGGTGTCAAGAAAAACAATGGGTATTGATTGGCAGATATGCTGGTGCAAGATTCAAGTTAGGAGATGATGCTGAGTGTCGTCTCATAAATGATGACGAAGTCTTAGCCACTATAAAAGATCCAAACGATATAATTGCAGTATAGGAGTAAAAATGATTGAAGAAGCAAAAGAGTCAATAGTAGAAGAGGCAGAAGGGGTTGAAATAGTAGAACTAGATAGTCCTGCGCCTGCGCCAGAGGAAGTTGAAAAGGCTGAACCTGTGTCTACAGAAGAACCTGAGTCAACAGAAACTGTTAAGGAATCTGTTGACGAAGAAGAGGAGCTAGAAGAATATTCTTCTAAAGTACAAAAAAGGATAAATAACTTAACTAGAAAACTTCGTGAAGAAGAAAGAGCAAAAGATTCTGCTTTAAATTATGCTCAACAAATACAAGAAGAAAATAAAAAATTAAAAGGTTCTAAAGAAGTAACAGAAAAAAACTATTTGACAGAAGCAGAAAGTCGATTAGGTTCTCAAAGAGTACAAGCTACAAAAGCTTTAACAGAAGCACAAGCCAATGGAGATTTTGAAAAGGTTGCTAAAGCTACTGAAATCTTAACTAAAATAGCTGTTGAAGAAAATAAAATACAAACGCAAAAAAAAGAGCTTGAGTATCAAAATGCTCAAAAAGAAGAAGAAAATTTTCAAAATAATTTCAACAATGCGGCCAATCCAAGACCAAATCAAATAGATCCTAAAGCCCAAACTTGGGCAGATGAGAACGAATGGTTTGGTAAAGATCAGATTATGACTATGGGTGCTTTTACAATTGACAAACAATTAAAGCAAGAAGGATTTGATCCCTCCACAGATGAGTATTATACTGAGGTTGATAAACGTATGAGAGTGGAGTTTCCGCATAAGTTTGAAGACAATTCAAACGTAGCAGAAAAACCACAACAGCGAGTGGCATCGGCGGCTAGAGTGGACTCAAGTACATCTGGTAAGAGGCAAGTAAAATTGACTCCATCAGAAGTTCAAATGGCTAAAAAATTAAACGTACCGCTTACTGAGTACGCAAAATTTGTAAAAAGGTAAACTAAATGACAAATAAAAAAACAAAAATAGAGAAGGATGTTGAACAGAATTTTAATAACAGAACTGATCGTTCTGCGGACACTCGAGAGTCCCAAGAATCTCGCAAACCTTGGCAACCACCAACAATGTTAGAAACGCCAGAACCACCTGAAGGCTATGCTTACAGATGGATTCGTGCAGAGGTCTTAAATAGTCCTGATAACAAAAATATTATGTCTCGTCTGAGAGAAGGCTTTGAACTTGTACGTTCAGAAGAGATAGGAGATTTTCAGTTACCAACTATACAAGATGGAAAACACGCAGGTGTTGTATCAGTAGGAGGGTTGTTGTTAGCTAAGATACCTTTAGAGACAAGACAGGAAAGAAATGATTATTTCAATAAAAGAGCTGCAGAAATGCAATCTGCTGTCGACAATGATCTTATGAAGGAATCTGATAGTCGTTCTCCAATCGAAAGACCGAGAAGGACTTCAAGCGTAACTTTTGGCGGTGGCAAAAGGGAGTGACACTTAACACAAACTTAAAATTAAGGAAATAAAATGGCTAATAAAGATGCACCTTTCGGTTTTAAGCTTGTAGGCAAATTAGGTTCGAGTGTTCAAAATAACGGAACTACTGAATACGAAATTGCTTCAGGCGCAACTGGAAGTATTTTCTCAGGAGATCCTGTAAGAATGACTGCGGCTGGTACTATCCTTGTCCATGATGCGGCAAGTGAGCAACCAATCTTAGGAATTTTTAGAGGGTGTCAATTTAGCGACTCTGCGGGTAATGTGACTTTCAAATCTTTTTTCCCGACTGGTCAAACTTCAACAAGTACAATAGTTGCTTTTGTAGAAGATGATCCAAACAATCTCTACGAAGTACAATGTACTGGTTCCCTTGCTTTAGCTGCTGTTGGCGCTAATGTAGATCTAGCTTATACAGCTGGTTCTACTATTACTGGCCAATCAAAAGCTGAAGTTGATTCAGGAGCTACATCAGCTGCTGAAAATTTCAGAATCATAGGCTTTTCTAGAGATCCTGAAAACAACGAAAGGGGTTCTGCTAACGTAAACGTGATCGTTAAAATTAACGAACACCAATACACTACTACTACAGGAGTTTAATCATGGCTATAAATAGAGCACAACTCGCTAAAGAGTTAGAGCCTGGACTAAATGCCCTTTTTGGTATGGAGTACAGCAGATACGACAACGAACATGCAGAAATCTTTGAAGAGCAAACTTCAGATAGAGCTTTCGAAGAAGAAGTAATGATTGTTGGTTTTGGTAATGCACCTACGAAAGCTGAAGGAGCTGGAGTAAGCTTTGATAATGCAACAGAAGGATTTACGGCTCGTTATGAACACGAAACCGTAGCTCTTGCTTTTGCTTTAACAGAAGAAGCAGTAGAAGATAACCTCTATGACCGTCTTGGTTCTAGATATACTAAAGCACTTGCTAGAAGTATGGCTAACACTAAGCAGATCAAAGCGGCTAATATTTTAAACAACGCTTTTTCTACAAGCTTTAATGGGGGAGATGGCAAGCCTTTGATTGCTACTGATCACCCATTATCTTCAGGAACTGCTCAGAATAGAGCTACTACTTTTGCAGATCTTAATGAAACTTCATTAGAAGATGCACTAATTAGAATCTCTACTCAGACAGATGATCGTGGACTTGCAATTGCTTTACAAGGAACTAAATTAATTGTTCCACCACAACTTCAATTTGTGGCGGATAGATTAATGAATACTCCTGGTAGAGTAGGAACTTCTGACAACGACATCAACTCAGTCAGAAATCAAGGAATGCTTCCTCAAGGTTATGTGGTAAATCACTACTTAACTGATTCGGATGCTTACTTCTTGAAAACTGATGTACCTGATGGTTTTAAAATGTTTGTCAGATCGCCTATGCAAACTTCTTTAGAAGGGGATTTTGATACTGGAAACATGAGATACAAAGCCAGAGAGAGATATTCATTTGGATTCTCTAACTGGAGATGTGTTGACGGTTCTCAGGGAGCTTAATTCATATCATCTCAGAAAGGGGTCTTCGGACCCCTTTCTTTTATGTGTAACTTATAATACACTGCCTGTAACTAAAGATATAAATATGAGGTTACACGAACCAAATAGTCTATCTGAAACGCCTTGTATAGGTAGTTGTACCACTACGGTAATTCCATTTGATAAAATTTGCCAAGGATGCGGAAGATCTGTTGAACAGATTCGTGATTGGTGTCAATATACAGAAACACAAAAAAAGCTAATAAATATTCATAATTGGCTTGAATTTGACATTAAACAAAAACGCAGATACAGAGAAATGACTATGGAAAATAAACTTGAAGACATGAGGGGAAGACTATTAACAACAAGATGCCTAATTGAAATGATTTCAGAGGATTTAACAAATCTTTACGGTAAAGATCCAGCCATTAAAGAATCTTACGAGGCTCTTTTTGAAGCTCATCAATTAGTTTTAAAAGCAAAAGAAAAACTTCCTGTTGCTACGCAAGAGGCAGTATAGTAATATTTTAACTCTAGGGTTATTTAAATTTGTTCTATCAACTGACCTAGCAGACAAGCCAAGATGATAGGACTTATTCTCTTGGAGGGAATTATGGCAAAATCAACTTTTAGTGGACCAGTAAAATCACTCGCTGGATTTATTTCAGCAGGTAGCTCTTCTGTAGTAAGCCTGACAGCTGATACAACTTTAACAGTGGAAGCACATGCAGGTAAAATTTTAACTACAAACGATGCTGATGGTAAATTCACTTTACCTAGCATAGTAACAACTTCACCTAGCGATCCTACTGATCCCAATCAACTTAATAATTTAGGAGCTAGTTTTTTCTTTGTAGTAGAAACAGCAGCAACTGATATGGATATAAAAACCGATGGTACTGACAAATTTGTTGGTGGCCTATACACAGGTAAAGATGACGCTACAGGTAAAACATTTATTTCTGCTGCATCAAATGATGTAGTCACTATGAATGGATCTACAAAAGGAGGACTAGCTGGTAGTATCGTTAAGGTTACAGCAATTGCAGCAGCTAAATATGCTATCGAAGGTATTATTTTAGGTTCAGGTACTATAGTTACACCATTTGCTGACGCATAATCGGAGTAAATTATGGCTGACGTAATAACAAGTCAAACTATTCAAGACGGTGGTAAAACTTT